TCACCAAGTGAAAAGGCATCTATATTGTAAGAAGCATTTAATAAAGCAATTCCTCCTCCAGATACAATACCTTCTTTAATCGCTGCCTTGGTTGCGCATATAGCATCTTCAATCCTATCCGCTTTTTCTTTTAGTTCTATCTCAGAATTCGCCCCTACTTTAACTAAGGCTATTTTTGCAGTTAATCTTGCAAGCCGTTTTTCTAGTTTTATTACTTTTGACGCAGGGGGATTTTCTAATAAAGATTCCTTAATATGTTTTATAATTTCTAAAACTTCTTCAGGTGTTTCACCTATATGTAATATTGTTTCTTCGTGGTTTGTAATACTTTTTACACAAGTACCTAACATATCGATTTGTATCAAATCTAAATCATCACCAAGATCTTCGTTTATTAATGTAGCTCCGGTTAATAAAGCTAAGTCATCAAATATTTCTTTTCTATTTACACCGTATACAGGCGCATCAATAACATTTATTTTTATATTGCCTTTTGACTTATTCATTGCCAATGTAGCTAATGGAGTTTGATCCATATCACCAACTATAAGTAATGATTTATTAGCCTTTATAACGTGCTCCAGAATTGACTGTAGCTGTCTTATATTATCTATTGGAGATTCCACTAATAATACTAATGGATTATCTAACTCTGCTGTTTTGTTCTTATGGTTTGTAATGAAATGTGAATTCTTTAAACCCATATCACATTGCACACCTTCAACGATTTGTAAACTACATTCAGCATCAACAGATGTTTCCATCATTACAACACCAGTATTGCTTACTGCTCTAAAAGCATCTCCAACTAACTTACCTAATTCAGGATCGTTGTTTGTGGATATAGTAGCAATTTGATCTAGCATGGTATCGTCTACCTTTATAGAATTCTTATCAAGGTATTCAACAACTTTTTCAACTGCTTTGTTTATACCATCTTTTACTTGACGAGCATTTGTATTAGGAATTGAATAAGCTTTCTTTAAAATAGCGTGAGCTAATACAGTAGCTGTTGTTGTTCCATCACCTGCTTCCCTAACAGTTTTCCTAGCTGCCTCCTTAAGCAATGTTGCACCCATATTTTCAACAGGATCCAATAATGTAATAGAGTCTGCAACTGTAACACCGTCTTTTGTAATAACTGGTCTTCCAAAAGAATCTTCTAAAAGCACACATTTACCACCCGCTCCTAATGTAGAGCTTACTGCTTTGGCTAACTTTTCTATTCCGGCAAATACCTTATCACTGGCATCCTTGCCAAAACTTAAATTTTTGACTATAGCGTCTGACATAATTTTATTTGATTAAATTGATATAACCTATATATCACCTATTCTTTTATTTTTTTACAAATTCGCAATCAGCCCCATACTCTTTTGGTATAACGTTTATGGCTTTAACCTTCCAAACTCCATTACAGAAATCTGAATTTTTAGGCTTAACCTCTTGCGATATATTTAAAATGCTATTAGTGTATTGTCTAACTTCAATAAAGTTTGGTTTAGCTGCGCCGTTAACATGTGCTATTTTCATAATAAAGTTGTTCTTTTTATATAACGATAAAATACATATCCAACTATTAAAAGTATTAACCATAGCCACCACAGATCGAACATAAATTTACCCCAGCTGAACTGTTCTTTATAAACTATCTTTGTGCTTTCTATTTTATTTACTTCTATCTCATTACTGACTGAATCAACGACTATTTTAGCAACAGTTTTTTCATTTACTACTATTGTATTGTCTTTCTTTTTTTTCTTGCTTAAACGAGCGTTTTTGTACTTTGTTACTTTGCCCTTACTATTAGTTATTTCAATTGGTTTTGTTGTATCTACAGCTTCAATTACTATCTCTTCTGTTTCAACGTCAAACTTAATAGATGTACTATCCTTGACAATACTGTCTGTTCTTACAACAGCAACTGTACTGGATATACTATCTGTTGTTGTTTCTTCCTTATTAACATTTCTTGCGCCACAAGATATAAGGAAAACCGATAAGAGTATAAGTAGTTGTTTCATTTGAAATATATTTTAACTTCTTCAGTTCTTCTTTTTATAAGTCCTTTATTGCGTCTTCCTCCCGCGTTAACCCATTTCATAAACTCTTTAGCTATGGTTGGTTCATTAGGGTTTGCATTTACTTTCTTTAGCAAATTACTATCTCCTAAGCCTTCTGGTATATGGTCAGCGTCAATATCGCTTCCTAAATTAAAAGCAAATGATACTAACGCGTTAAACTGGTTTTGATTGACCACAGATGTAACTAACTTGTCTACGTCTTTTGCAAACATATCAGCTGTAGTTTTTAACATCCATAAAGCAGTTTCTTTTGTGATCGCTTTATCTCTCATGGTAACCTTTATTCCGCTAGGATAAAAAGTTGATCCATACCCAATTGTTGGTACACCAGCGCTACACAAATAAGGGGTTAATCTTAAACCCTCAAAGTTAGCGATTATTAAATACCCCTCTTCATTTAGTTTCATTACTTGCCTGCTTTTTTATGTTTATCAAAGTCTTCTTTTAATTTTTCATAAAGTGCCTCTAGGCTATTATATTTAGCTAAAAGTTCTCTATGCAATTTTTCCCAGTTTTGTGACTGCTCGACCTCCTTTGCATATGCTAATTGAATGTCGTTGAATTGAGTTTGCAATGCAGAAGATTGCCCCTGCGTAATAATAGACTGTTGCCTTAATTCGTCTATTTGTCCCCTGAAGTATTCTCTTTCGCTTTTGAATTCAGCTATTAAAACCTCTCTATCCAACTTTAAAGCGTTATTGTCTGCATTCGCTCGTTCTAACAAACTTTCATATAACTCCCGAACTTTAACGGCATAGTCAACCTCCACTATTTCAATCTCTACATCGCCTTTTTTTAATTGTTGATTTTTTTCTTGCCTACCCCCCAAAAAATACATAATAGGCGCTGATAAAAAGCCCATTAAAGTTAACCAGTTGTTGACTAAAAATTCCATATGCTACCTAACTATTCTTTAATTAATTGACCACTGGTAAGTTAAGCCGCTTTTTGGTACTCTAACAATATTTGCAATAACAACATCCGGCATATTAACACCTGTTCTTACCGACATACTTGCACTAGGACGTACTCCTAGTTTTATATTGCTGGCTTTATTCCAATCACCTGTAGCTAATGAAATATTGTCATACATCTCTGTAAAAGGTGTAGCGTTTAATCTTGCTGTTTGCAATCCTCTTAAACCCACTTCAAAAGCCCTAACTGATATATTGCTAACTTGATCCTGCCCTGTGCAGTTTGGACCAAACACAATTTGAATGGTAACTCCATCGGCTTTTAATACTATTTGAAAAGTCATTCTAACCCCAGGAGCAGTTTGAATAGAAACATCTATGAATTCAATAATAAAGTCTCCGGCGTCATTTTGACCATAACTAATTTCTGAAAACGAGCCTCTACCTTTCCATGATGTTATTTGATTGCTAAAACTAATTAATTCTTCACAAGCTATATTACTTGAAGAGATAGCATTGAATACTGTTTTAGCCGATGCTACTGGCTGAACCCCGAATCCAACGAATCCGTTATTACTAATGAAAATAGTATTTTCCGTACTATCATACATTGAGAAAGGGAATGGTAAAGCGATAGGTCCTGAGATGGCGTCTGTATCTAATTGCGCTCCTGCCTGAAACACTGTTTTATTAACTAATGGAGTATAAGTTCCGTTGTTAATAACTGAAAATTTGTAATTGCTCATTTATTTATTTTTGTTTTTAATTAATATGTATATATAAATTAGGGCAAATACGATGCTTACTATTTTACAATATGTTGTTATGAAAGTAACGTCTTTTATGGAACTTGCTAATACTCCTCCAATAGCCGCTCCTATAGTGGTTCTGATTATATCTTTAAAGTTTTCTTTTATTTTAAAAACCTTGCCTTCTATTAATTCCCAAGCTGCTCCAGCAAAAACACCTATTAATCCACCACCTACGAGTCCTAAAAGCCAACCTCCGTTTTTAATGGTTTGAATATCTGTTAAATTCAAAACTAAATACACTAAAGTAAAGCCTATAAATATATGGGCAATATCACCTATTAATTCAAAGTTCTTTTTCATAATTGATTATAAATTAGTATTTCTTCTTCTGTTGCTCCTTCGATCCAATTTGTACCATTAAATCTAGGGACTATAAAAAATTCCGTCCTTAAAACCGTTGTGTGGTTTTCATTCGGTGCTTGTTCTAGATTCACGCCGAATAACTCAAAATTGTTTACGTCTAATATTGTATAAAATTCCATTATTTACTAGATTTTAAATTAATAGCCCTTTGTGTAACCGTGTCGGCTACGTTGTTTAGGGTTGCCGTTGAGATTAAATAATAAGCACTTCCTAAAGTTAGAGTTGTTGTTGATTGTGCACCCGTTGCAATTTCATCAGTTGGAGCATTTAAGGTAAAATTATATCCTCTTAAAACACTAGAAGCATTGATTGAATAATCTCTTTTAAAGCAAGGCAAACTACCTGAGGAGCTCATAGTTGCGGTAGCTATTTTAACAGCACCTACTAAAGAGTTTGAAGTAGTGTTTAAATAAATTGCAACCGTTGCGTTGGTTGTTCCCGTTCTACTAAACGTACTGATAAGGTTTAACCAACTATTTATTTTCATATCATTAGCAGTTATTGCTTGGTTAGATATGATTTGCTCTGTTAACACTCCCGTTGTTGTATAGTCTGTAAAATCTTGTAATAGTTCTCTAGTCCGTAAATTTACTTGCGTAATAGTAGCAAACAAACCTATTGCCCAATCGTAAACGCTTTTAACTGTTGGATATTTAGTGCTACTTGCTTGGTCTGTATTTACATCAGTTGATTTATTTGCTACGTTTTCAGCAGTAAATCCTAATGCGTTTTGTTTATCATTAAATGTAGTCCAATTTGCAGAAGATAATAAACCTCTATTTGAAGCACTTGCAGTTGGTAAGTTAAACGTATGTGTATCACTAGCGCTTGAAATTGCAAAATCAGCACCTGATGTTCC